CGCTCGGCCGGCTCCGCTCGGTCCACGGCAAGACAGGCTAAGCGTTTCGGCGCTGATGTTCCGCGTGTCTTCACGCCGCCGCTGCGCAAGCTGGAGCCGCGTTCGGCTGCGACGGAGAAGCGGACCCTCGGCTATGCGGTGATCGACTTCGCCACTGAGGTGTGTGAGGTCGACCTGTTCCCGTGGCAGCGTTGGCTGCTGATCCACGCGCTTGAGCTTCTGCCTGACGGGTCGTTCCGGTTCCGCAATGTCGTGGTCCTCGTGGCCCGTCAGAACGGCAAGAGCACGCTCTCGCAGATCCTCAGCCTCTTCTTCCTCTACGTGCTGGCGACCGCGTTGGTGATTGGCACCGCGCAGGACTTGGACGTGGCCGAGGAGATCTGGCAGGGCGCCGTCGACATCGTCGAGGAGACCCCGGACCTCGACGCGCTCAAGGAGCGCGTCGTCAAGGTCAACGGCAAGAAGTCCCTCGAGCTGAAGTCGGGCGAACGCTACAAGGTGAAGGCTGCGAACCGGCGAGCTGGTCGCGGCCTGTCCGGTGATCTGATCCTCCTCGACGAGTTGCGTGAGCATCAGTCGTGGGACGCGTGGGGCGCGATCACGAAGACGACGATGGCCCGCCCGAACGCTCAGGTCTGGGCGCTGTCGAACGCTGGCGACGCGACCTCGGTCGTGCTGCGCTACCTGCGGAAGATGGCGCACGCTGCGATCGGCGACCCGGACGGCATCTGCGGCTCGGACGACCCATCGTCGCTGCTGCCTGCCGACGATGACTTGATCGACGATGACCTCGACCCCGATGAGGACTTCGAGGTCGAGGATGACACGCTCGGCATCTTCGAGTGGTCCTCGACTCCTGGCTGTGACCGGAACGACCGGGACGAGTGGGCGCGGGCTAACCCGTCGCTCGGCTACTCGATCACGGAGCGCACGATCGCGTCTGCGGCTCGCACGGACCCCGAGTGGGTGTTCCGTACCGAGGTGCTGTGTCAGTGGTCCGATGGCACGCTCGAGGGGCCGTTCCCGCCCGGCTCGTGGGAGGCGGGCCAGTTCGTCGGCGGCGGTGACCCGCCGCAGATCGTGGGCAACGTCAAGGCCTCGATCGCGACGACGCAGGACCGGGGCACGACGTTCATCGCGTTCGCTGGCCGTGACAAGGATGGCCGCGCGCAGGTCGAGATCGTGGCGCGTCGCGCGGGTGATGAGTGGGTTCATGACTGGCTCACCGACCCGAAGCGTAAGGACCTGATCGAAGAGGTGACCGGCCAGGGCAAGGGCACCCCCGAGTCGGGCCTGATCGAGGAACTGCGGCTCGCCGGTCTGCCGGTGGAGAAGTGGGAGGGCTCGGCGCTGCCGGAGGGCACGGGCCGATTCTTCGACGACATCCGCGACAACAAGGTCACGCACCTCGCCTGGCCCGAACTCGATGTCGCTGCCGCCACTGCGGTTCCGAAGCTGACTGACGCCGGGTCGTTCATGTGGGACGCGCGGCGCTCCCCGGTCGACATCGCGGCGCTACGTGCCGTGAATGGCGCGCACTGGCTGCTGACCCGACCGACCGAGAAGCCGAAGCGGTCCAAGTACGAAGACTCCGACCTCGTCGTCGTCTGACCACTCAACAGAGGAGGTGCCGCGATGCGCCGTGACCGACTCATCCGCCACCACCTCCGCGAGCGTTTCGTCGTCACCCTCAACAGTGGCGAGTCCTTCGAGGGCCTGCTGCTCGAGGCTGACGAGAAGACGCTCCACCTCGTCGAGGCGCACGCGCTCGACGGCAAGTCCCGAGTCCCGGTCGACGGCGCACTGTTCCTGCCCAGGGCGCAGGTCTCCTACCTGCAGAAGCCCGGAGGGCCCCAGTGATTCAGTCTGACGGGCAGGTCGTCGACTTCGCGCCCCAGGCGCTCGGCGAGACGGTTCCCACGATCGCCAATGGCTACTTCTATGCGCAGGACGGACTGTCCCTGTCGGGGAAGTTCGCGACCTACGCGGCCCTGTATCGGGCGCAGCCGTCGATTGCGACGCTGGTCGACAAGATCGCGAACGCTGCGGCGCGGCTGACGTTGAAGGTGTGGGACCACACCCCGGCGACGGGCAAGGTTCAGGACACGACGTCGCCCTTCGCCCGGCTGATGGCGCGCCCGTCGGAGACGATGAGCCCGTTCAACTTCTGGCGCTGGACGCTGTCCACGTATGAGGTCTACGGCGAGGCGTTCTGGTACAAGCAGCGCGGCCCGCTGGGCAACGTCGTCGGCCTCCTGCCGATGCACCCCTCGCGCGTGTCCGTCAAGCGCGACGACGATGGCCAGGTCGTCTACATTTTCACGCTCGGGGTCGGCTCAGCCGGCATACTGCGCGCGCCGGCCGAGGATGTCGTGCCGTTCCAGCGGTACAACCCTGACAGCCTCATGCGCGGCATGTCGCGTCTCGAGCCGCTGCGCTCGACGCTCCTGAACGAGGATGCGGCTCGTCGCGCTACGGCGTCGTGGTGGCAGCGTGGCGCGCGTCCGTCGGTGGCGCTGAAGCACCCCGGCGAGCTCTCCGCGAACGCGCAGGCGCGCCTGCTGGCGAACTGGGAATCGCGGCACTCTGGCGCCGACCTCATGGGTGGCACGGCCATCCTCGAGGAAGGCATGGAGGCGCAGATCATCCAGCTTTCCGCCGAGGAGATGCAGTACGTCGAGTCGCGGAAGCTGAACCTGCAAGAGGCGTGCATGGTCTACGACGTCCCGCCGCCCGTCGTCCACATCCTCGATCATGCGACCTTCTCCAATATCACGGAGCAGATGCGGTCGATGTATCGCGACACGATGGCCCCTCGGCTGGAGGATATCGAGTCCGTGATCGACTTCCACCTTCGGCCGGAGTTCTACGAGGACAACTCGCACCGGGTCGCGTTCGCGCTCGATGAGGTGCTCCGCGGCGACTTCGAGACCCGCGCTGCTGCGGTCGGCGCCCTCATCGAGAAGGGTGTCTTCAAGCCGTCCGAGGCGCGCCCCTTGTTCGACCTGCCCCAGGCCGGTCCCGAGGCGGACATCCTCTACGGCAACGCCGCACTCGTGCCGCTCGGGTCGTCGGTGCATGGTCAGGACGAGGTCAACCCGGCCGGCCAGCTCGCGCCCTCCCCGGAGGCGCAGGGCGCACCCAAGCCGCCCGCCACTGAGCCCGTCAAGGCGCTCGACATGCGATCTCTCGCCGGCAGGGTTGGGCGTAAGTCCACTCTCCCCGAGAAGCGGGCTGCGCTGGTCGAGGAGCACCAGAAGGCACTGACCGACCTGTTCGACCGGCAGCGGGCCGACGCGAAGGCGCAGACCAAGGCCCTCGGGTCCGGTTGGGATGACGACCTCGCCGCGCTGCTGTCCGATCTGGGCACGGCCACCGCGAAGGCGATGGGCTCCACCGTGGCGAAGGCTCTCGGCGGGTCGTATGACGTCAGTGAGGTCGCGGACTGGATCCACGAGAACGCGATCACGTCGGCGAAGGCCATCAACGCCAAGACGATCGAGGATCTGCAGGCGGCACTCGACGATGCCGGCGACGACGAGACCCCGGATGAGGTCGTCGACGGCGTGTTCGACGGCTCCGTCGCGGCGCGCGCGGCATCCATCGCAGCCTCGAGGGTTGCGATGGTCGGCGGCCTGGCGTCGCTGAACAGTGCCGGGCAGAACGGTGCGGCGACGAAGACGTGGATCACGTCAGGGCGCAACCCGCGGCCCTCTCACTCCGCGATGAACGGCGAGACCGTCGGCATCGACGAGACCTTCTCCAACGGAATGAACATGCCGGGCGACCCGTCCGGTGGGGCCGACGAAGTCGCCGGCTGCACATGCGACGTCCAGTTCGACTTCTGAGGAGCACCCACATGGACATCATCCGCAAGGACGCGACCATCACGAACACCGACGACTCCGGTCCCGGTTCGTTCGAGGTCATCCTGTCCGCCCCGACGAAGGACCGCGACGGCGACACGCTGCTGCCCGACGAGTGGAAGCAGCCGCTCCCCGACCACATCACCTTCGACTCCGACCACGGCATGACGGTCGCCACGACAGTCGGTTCGGGCGTGCCCCGGATCGACGAGAAGACGGGCAACCTGATCGTCTCGGGCACCTACTCGAGCCTGCCGCGCGCGCAGGAGGTGCGGACCCTCGTCAACGAGGGCCACATCCGCACCACCTCCGTCGCGTTCATGTCCGAGAAGAGCCAGAAGGACGGCAAGACGGTCGCCGTGCGCGAGCTCCTCAATGGTGCGTTCGTGGCGATCCCGTCGAACCGTGAGGCCCTGGTCCTGTCCTCGAAGGGCATCAAGGCGGGCGCGCGGAACAGTGCCGCCGACCTGACCGCCCTGCAGACGATCCACGACACGGCGACCGCGCTCGGCGCCGACTGCTCGGGCGCGAAGTCCTTCGAGCAGAAGGACGCCGAGGATGGCGCCGTCGACACCGGCACGCTCGCGCAGGCCGTCGACGCCCCACTCGACGAGGCGATCAACCTGCTCGCGCAGGTCGACACCTCCACCCTTCCTGCTGAGGTCCA